TTTTTTTTTTTTTATTTTTTTTTTTTTTTTTTTTTTTTTTGACTTCTAATAGCCGTTAGCGGGAAAGAGCCACCCTTCGGGTAATACCACATATATATAGGATATCCCTATCCAGATACTTAGAGAGGGGGCGGGTCGAGTAGGGCTTAGGGTAGGCCATAGCATAGGATATTAATATGATATATAATTGTGGCATCGTTCTGCGCCCCTCAAAGGCACCCGGCCCCTTTCGGCCACATAGTTATCGAGAGAAACGCTTCGTTCAAAATTTGAATTAGCAACTGGCGCGGCTGCATAAGTTAGGTGACTAAAAACTTGAGATAAAAAAAAAACTTGGATAAAAAAAAAAGCCCCGGCTCATCGCCAGGGCTTTCTTACTACTTGCCAAACCTCTCAAAGTGTTTATCGAACTCCACTTTCTCAATCATAAACCTGACACCTGTCGCCAGGTCTACAATCTCATAGTGGGAGTCTGTCGGAACTCCCACCACTTCAACGAGGAGACCCACCGGAACAGTTTCCGACACCACAGTTCTTCTCGTTCTCCTTAACTCCTTCGTCGCTTTAAACATGAGTTTCACCTCCTCTCATTTAGTTTCGTTGGGCAGTGATGTCAAGGTGCGAGGCGAGTCTAATGATTAGTTTTCTTCCTCTTCTGCTTCTGCTGCTGCCTTCGCCTGAAGCTGAGCAATCAAGTCCGTCAGTGCCTTCCCGCTCAGTTTCATTGCCGCCTTCATTGGATCAACAGGACCCCTCTGTATCGTTCTGCCGTACCAGTCCTTCATTGCCGTTGTCTTGCCCCGTTCCGACGTGATCTTGTATTCCAGGTCCCGCCATACCGAGTTCTGAAGGCTAACAACGTCCGCCCCAGAAGCCGAATCAGCCAGGTCAGCCAAACTGCATCCGACGTAATCCAACGTGTGCGGCATGTCCTTGACAAAGGTAACCTTATACGTCCCCGTACCTTTGCCAGTACTCACCAGCACCTGAATCTTACCAGCCGTGATGATACCTTCGTCGTTAACCTTGAAACTTTCAACTATTGTCCGCTTTGCTATCGTCCTCTTTGCCATGATGCCACCTCCATTGCCTCGCACCCTGGCAACACCACCCAACTTATTCAGTTATCAAAGAACCTTGCCCCGCCGGGCGTCAACCTGTTCTCAACCTTCAATACAATTATACCACACCCAGAACCCCCCCAAGGGGGTAAGGTCAGCGCCCTGATTCAGCGCTACCACGCTTAGAATGCGTATAAAATTCTGGAGTAATACCACAATTAGTCTTAGTATGTCAACGTCTAGCTTTTTGCTCAGCAAACTTTTTGCTCAGCAAAAGAATAGGGGAATGTGCCTCGGAGGGGCTTTATTTGTGGGTTGACTAGTTGGTTTGGCTTATGATATAAGGGTGGCGATGATGAGGCGAATGGAGGTAGTTGGGATAGGCTGAGAGGAGTTGACATATGCTGGGTTCAAATTTTAAACGAAGCGTTTGGGGTCTTGGCTTACTCGGATTTGCCTGGATTTGTCTTCTTGGCCATGCCGCAGAAATTTCGACTACTAGGATTAAGGCAACAGACGCCCAGTTTGGAACTATGTCTTCGGCAAGAGCGGATATAGTTCAGGCGAATATTTCTTCGGCAACTATTGAGCATTTGAACTTCTCCACTATATCGGGAACTCTTACCGGTATTGGCTCCTTTGCCAGTATTAACTCGACGGCCTACGTTTCGGCCTATGCTTCATTGAATGCGGCAGTTACGGCAATTGGTTCTACGCCGACTCGCTTGGTGATAGACGAAGCGACTACGGTGACAAGTAACTTGGTAATCCCCACCACGATCGAGTTAGATGTTCCTCGTCAAGGCTCGATTAGTCATTCCACTTACACAATCACCTTCAGTGGGCATTATATCGCAGCTAGGCATCAAGTCTTCTCTGGGACGGGCCTAGTTTCTGGTCTCGCCTTGGCTTTCCCCAATCAGTTTGGCGCCATCAGTGCTGTGGCGGATAGCAATGATGCGATACAGAAGGCTATCAACGCCTCTCAGAAAGTCGTAATAGACCAGGATATGGCCATCTCCAGTCCCTTAGAACTGGCCAATGGTAAGTCATTTGAGATTGCCTCTGGATATACTCTCTCAGCGCTCTCTGATTTCTCGGGAGACGCCATGCTGGATGCTCCAATAGGCACTCTTCTCTCAGATATGCAGGATGTAGTTATCAGTGGCGCAGGTGTGTTGGATGGTGCTGGGTATGCTAATCGAGGGATTTACTTCCGACAAGGACGTCAGTCGAAGATCTTAGGCCTTTCCATTCTTGGTTGTAACCTTTCCGGCATAGTAGTAGGTGATCCAGCCGCTACGTATGCTAGCTATGAGGTGACCACTTCTGGTGTTACCGTAAGGAATACCTCAGGAGTAACTAATGATGCTAGTTCGATTGGCATCTACTACGACAACGCTACTGACTCTGTTATAGATAATGTGGTCGTAGTTGGATATAGAACGGGCTTGCGGAATGACGGAGGCTCGATTGTGTACCGAGCAGCCCATCCTTGGACGCTTACCACCTACGGGCCTATGGTTTATGGTATCTATGTAGCCGGCAGTAATACTCGCCTGGAGAGTTGCTATGCCGACTCACCGACAAATGCAGGGGATGCGTTGATAACTGACGTCTATGGTTACTTCATCGACTCCTACAACGCCCATCTTCTGGGTTGTAGTGGCTACTTGAACTCTATCGCAGCTACGGATAATATAGCTACGGGGATCTACTTCAATAAGTCAGGCCCTTATAGCACAGTCATAGGAGGCCACTTCTCTGGCTCTTCTTCATATAAGTGGAAAGCTCTCATAGGAGGATACTATACCACAGCCACTAACATCTTAGCAGTAACGACTGATGGTAACTTTTACACCAACGGCGCTGATAATCGACTCCAGAATACTAACCTTACAGTTCTGGATGATGGAACTTTTAACTTAATAACGGGCACCTCCGGAGTAACCCAGACTGGTTATCTTGTTGTTAATGGTAGAGCTCGTTATGGTTATGATGGGGATACTTCGAGGGTTAGAATAGATGATGCTAACACAGACAAACCTATCGCTTTTTATTCGAATGGAGTAGAAGCCCTTCGCTTAGATGATGTAGGTATAGTTTACCTAAACGTACCTGTTTTCGAAAGTAACTCTTCTGCCGTAGCTGGTGGTATGGCAGCAGGGCGGGTATACAGAAATGCAAACGGCGACCTTAAAATAGTTCGATAGGAGGAAAACTATGAAAGAATGGATTCGCGCTTCTCTCTTAGCCTTTGGCTTGATCGTAGTCCTTGGTGCTGCGTATCTGCCGAACACGGTAGTACAGGTCTTCGCTCCGGATGGGCGAAAGACGGTAAGCCTGACAGCTGCCTCGACAACTACGGATACGACCAAGTGGACAGCCGTCCATATCTCGAGTCCGGTAGACGCTTATCGCAGACACATGCCTTCGGCTAGTTCGAATAAAGCGCTCTATCCACAGGTACCGATCTATGGTCAAGTCTCCGTGATGCTTGGCGTCAACTCTGCCACGCCATTCTTGAATATCAGCGGAGCAACAGGTGGCGTTCTGGAGGGCATGTAAATGCTACATTCAAAAATTAAACAAAGCATAAGCCTTCTGTTAGTTCTGGCCCTTGCCTGTATGCCGACCTCCACTATAGGCTTCGGAGGTAACGCTGGCGGAGTAGGTATGCCTCGTGGCTGTGATACTGGGGAGATTCCTGTCTACTCAGCTACTACTGGTAAGTGGTCCTGCGGGGCTCCTGGGGCTGCTTCTATGGTCTATCCTGGAGCTGGGGTTGGAAACTCTACTGGAAGTGCTTGGGGAACGTCCTATACGGTTGGTACTACAGCGGACGACTTAGTTCAGTTGAACAGTTCTGCTGAGTTACCTGCAGTTTCGGGTGCCAATCTAACCGATCTCAACGCTGATGAGTTGACTTCTGGGACTGTTGCCGTAGATAGGCTGGGAGATGGCACTATTACCCTTCCGAAGTTTGCGAATATATCTTCGGCGGTTGTAATAGGGCGTTCAACTGCAGGTGATGGGGCTCCAGAAGCTCTCGATATGGCTACTTTGAGAACCCTTATGGCTCTCGTAGTTGGGACAAACGTCCAAGCGTACGATGCAGATCTTACGACCTATGCTGGGATTACACCAAGTGCTAATGTGCAGACGCTTTTGGGGGCTGCCAACTATGCAGCCTTCAAGTCTTCACTCAGTCTTAACAATGTTGAGAACACAGCCCTTTCTACCTGGGCCGGCTCATCTAATATCACCACTCTTGGTACTATTGCAACAGGTGTTTGGGGTGGAACAGCTATTGGTGGGGATAAGGTCAACGTCCACGGGACTACGGCTGAGACTTCTGTGGCTTCAGATGATGAAATTCTCATCTATGACACCTCTGAAGGTGTTAATCGAAGGATGACGCAAGGCAACTTTGTTGCCGGTATATCTGCTTCAGGTGTAAAACTGGACATCGCCGATAACGGTGTAGATGAGTCTGTTGGTATTACAGAGATTGCGACTACTGGAACTGATACGAATTCCATCTTCACCGAACCTTCGGATAATAAGTTTCTCATCGATGTTGGTAAGGCCTGGCCAACTGCTTCTGCTCTCGCTGCAAATGGGGCTAACTGTTCTGCTGGCCAGTTTCCGCTTGGTGTAGACGCCTCTGGTGCAGCTGAATCTTGTACCGCTTTGCCGACTACCTTAGCTGGTACAGCAAACCAGATAGCTGTATCGGCAGCGACTGGGGCTATAACTATCTCGATCCCAAGTAGTCCGACGCTACCAGGCACCACCACGGGTACTTTTTCTGGTAACCTTACCGGTAACGTAACAGGTAACGTAACTGGAACTGTCTCTGGTAACGCTGGAACAGTTACTACGGCCGATGCAGGTGGGGATACAACCACTTGGCCAATGCTAGCGACTGCGGCAACAGGTTCTTTGGCTCCGGCTACTGACGCAGGTTTGAGTTATAATGCTGGAACTAACGCCCTCACAGCTACAACTTTCGTAGGAAACCTCACTGGTAACGTGACGGGGGCAGTTACAGGGAATGCTTCTACTGCTACCACCCTTACGGATGGTGACAAAGGGGACTTTACGGTTTCTAGTGGCACTGCTACTGTTGACGCGGGAGCGATTACGCTGGCCAAGATGGCGAATATGGCCACTGCATCCCTCATCGGTAGGAATACAGCTGGTACTGGTGCTCCTGAAGTACTCTCAGCCTCGACTGTTCGGTCTATTCTAGGGCTCGGAACAGTATACCAATACAACGTGGGTACAGGAGCTAATAACATCCCACAGCTCGCAGCCGTTCCAGGTACGCCGGACGGAACAAAGTTTCTTCGAGACGACGGTACGTGGGTCGTACCGACAGGGAGTGGGGACGTTGCAAGCGTCGGTGACTGTACATCTGGGGCCTGTAACGATGAGACTTCGGACGGCGGCACCTATATCGGATTGTACTCAGCTTCTGGTGCCGTTAGGGTACGAAATAACGCTGGAGTGGTAGAGGCTAGAACTGCGTCGGATGCAGCTTATGCAGACTTCAGAGCCTCCGATATCACAGCTGACTCAGTAACCATATCTAAAGTCTCAGGCACTGCTGGCGATGTAGGTATGTATGAGGCTAACTCGACTGACACGGATGCTGCGGGCTTTCGAGGCCCAGCCAGCTTAACAGCTAACAACTCTTATAGATTGCAGTTTTCCAACTCGCTTCCTGCAAATGTTAACTATGTAATGGGCGTGAGTAATGCTACCCCTACTGGAACAGGAACTCCGACTGATCCGTATGTCTACTCGACTGGCTGGGTAGATCTGGACAACTACGCTGCTTTGGCGGGGGCTACGTTTACAGGGAAAGTAAACACTCCGGTTACTGGAGCTGCCGCGGGACTAAACATCGGTCAAAGCTCAGGAGCACCTAGTTCTCCAGTCAACGGAGATCTCTGGCTTACTGCTTCGGGTCTATACGCTAGAGTTAACGGTTCTTCCGTCGGTCCTTTCGCTACTGGTGCTCCAGCATTTTCTGATGTAACTGCTGGGGAGAATACTGCAGCATTGACTATAGGCAACTCTGGTAGCCTTTCCACCACTGGTACAGGTTACATCTCTTCTGGTGGCGTGGTACTTGGCGATTCATCCCCTGACGCAAACGGTGAAATCGGGTATGCCTCAAACGCATATTCCCTGTTTGCGAATAGCGAAGATTTGAGTCTGACGGCTGGCACGAATATGTGGACGTTTAACAGTTCAACCAGTGCGGCATTCACCTTCACCCCTGCGGTTACGATTACCGGCCTTGCAACGCTGAGTGCAGGGGCAACAATAGCTGATTCGCAAGTGCTGACCTTCGATGAATCTGCTGCTGACCCTAATGACGCAGATGTACAGATTTCCGCTACTGATGGGGTGTTGAAGTTTGCAGCAGCAAACGGGGCGAATAATGAGGCGTTGACCGTCGATCTTGACGCAACGGCAAACGAAGCCACTGTATCATCGTCCACGGGTGTAAACCTCGTCCGTCTCACTCAGGGCATAGCAATGGGCGCAAACATCCCGGTAGTAAGCAAGGGTGAAAGTGCGACTCTGAGCGTGGCTGAAATGAACAGTTCAGTATATGTCACGGCGGCGGCAACCCTAACGCTTCCTGAAGTCGTTGCCTCTTCTCCTTCGGCAACTCAAGTAACTCCTGGCACGATGGTATGTGTCTATTCGACAGGGGCGAATGTAGTGCGCATCAATCCCAATGATGCAGACGGTATCCGCATGAATAGTGCAACGCGGGGGACAAACGGGGTTGATATTTACTCTGCGGGTGCTGCTGGTAATTTCATCTGCATACAGGCTGATTCAGCTTCGGGCTGGACTACCTGGGGCGCAAGCGGTACATGGACAGCGGGGTCTTAATATGAAACTTAAACTCTTAATAATCGGGATGGCACTCCTAGCGAGTGCCTCACCCTCATACGCAGGCGGGATCATGATGATGGGCGGCGGGGTGCCGGTAAGCGGCCCCTCCTACCTCCTGTCTGAAAACTTCACTACTGGCTCCGCTCCTTCAGGATGGACTACTGTGACAGGCGCGGTTTACAACTACACAGCAGGCGACGCGGCTCCGATGGAGGGAGATTATAGCTTTGCTGTAGACGCATCCCTAAATGCTGGCAGTATCACAGTATACTCAAATACATTCACCGCAAGCAGTGACGTTTATGTAGCCTGTAAATTCTATTACTCAACTGCTAGCCCTGGTGACAACATCGTTGCTCTGGGGTTTTCTGATGCTTCCAACAACTGGCTTGCTTGTATCTACCAAGACACAGCGAACAACCTTGATGGAGCAACAACGGGCGGAACATCTGTAAATAATTTCTATGCACTGACTATTGACACTCCTATCTATATCAAAATGAGGTATAGGAAGGGAACCGCTGAACCTGCAACAAGTGCCATTGTCGATTTCTGGACTTCAGCAAATGGAAAGACATGGACGTCTGAGGGCTCAATAACAAACGGGACGAGCACGGCAGATGTCGTGAAACTGGTATTTAGAGCATCATCCTCCTGCAATGGTCAAAGGGTTTACGATCAGGTGAGGGTTTCAACGTCTGACATAAACTATTGAGGTCGAAATGAGAATTATCACAGCGGCATTACTTGTTTTTTACATCATGTCTCATAATGCCCACGCAGCAACGGTCTGGACAGACGCCTTTGACTCATACGCTGATATGAACGCTGTGTCTGCTGTATGGGGTGGGGCTAAGTCCAGTATCGCCTTGGAATCAGGATCACAATGTTACGGTGGATCGGGCAAGTGCATGAAGTGGACTTATGCATCGGGGAACACCGGCACAACCGCACATGAGTTTACAAGAAGCGTCTCTTCTGGATCTATGTCTGACATTTACATTCAGGCAAGATTTAAGGTGGTCAGGAACGCTGATGCCGAACCAAGAGGGGCTTGCAAGTTTATCAAGATGTTTGGGACTATAACTAGCGGCACTGATTATGCCAACTCCACATTAAATCTCGGTGGTGTGTCGGATACTTATCCGACTCTGCATGGCGTAAACTATGGTGATGGTTCAGGACTTCAAAACGATACCAACAGAGAGGCATATTTATACACCAATACTCATTCAGATCAGGATTCTTTGATAGAGTATTACACTCAAACAACAGAGTTCACGCCAACCGAAAACACTTGGTACACTGTCGTGGTTAGGGTCAAATATAACACCGACGGGAACTATGATGGTGAAACTGAAGTATGGATTGATGGCACAGAGCGGATGCACGCCTACAATATGCGTAACAGAAACGATGGTAATAGCAATATATGGGACCACATCAGTCTGGGAGACTACGGAAACTCCTATGCTGATATGCTTTTATACATGGATGATGTTACGGTATCGAGCACTACGCCAATCGGAGACGAAACTGCAACCCCAACCGGCTCCCTCCGTTCTGGCGTGTCTGCGGCAGGCGTGACTTTCCGATAGGAGTATTAAAATAACAAGGAGGTGATAATGCCCGAAACCTGTGAAGTTCATGAGAGCATTAATGAGCAGTTAACTGACAACGCAGCTTTGTTATCTTCCATAGATGCTCGGCTACGTGGAGTTCTTTGGGTCGGCTGTGCTGGGATTCTAGTCTATTTACTTCCAGTAGTTATCTATGCTGTTCAGGTAGAGAAGAGGATAACTATGTTGGAAGATTCTATGATTCGTATTACAGCACAACGCAATGCAGATCATCCAACCAAGGATCCTTTTCGTTAGGGGGTGATTCATCTGTTCTGCAAGCATAGTGGTCGTAAAGACAAGGAGTGTCCGGCTTCTGGAGATACGTTAAGATGTATGGCTTATGAATGTCCAAAGGAGGACGAAGATGAAGAAGCTGATGATAGCGATTAGTTGTTTGTTTCTATCGAGCTGTATGACTCTGGATGTGGTAGTCAACTGTCCTCCAGGGACAGCAGAAGAAGGTGTCAAGGTATCTGTGTCAGCCAAACAGGAGAAGAATGTCACCACTAATACCAACCCGAGTTTGACGACCGGAGACACCACCATCCCGGCTTCGTTGACTCAATAGGAGGAGAGATGAAAAAGAACTGGAAGACCTCTCTTGGAGGGGCACTACTGGCGGCAGGTACTGGGTTGACTCAGGTAGATGATCCCATCCTTGCTGCTATTGGGCAGGTAATGGCCATTGCTGGTTCGTTGATGCTTGGCTACTTCGCAAAAGACTCCAACGTTACTGGAGGTTCTGTGCAACAGTAGGAGGACAAGATGGAACCTATCTGCTTAGGCTGTAAGAACAAGGAACAGAAGCTGCTTAACAGGGAAGCTCAGATTGGAGAGCTGGTGAGAGCGCTACAAACCATCTTGATTGCTGCTAATACTGTTTTACAGGGCAATAGCAGCTACTCTGAGCGGGATGTTCTCCTTGCTATTGCAGCCGAAGCAGCTAGGTACTGATCTCCTGTGTTCAAAAATTGAACGGAGCACGTTATGGGAAAACTTCAAACATTCCAAAGAGAATACCAGATCCAGCAGATGACGCAAAGGCATCATGAGATAACTCGTCTTGCTCTACTGGGTAGGCCGGCTAAGGAGATAGCCCAAGAACTGGGTGTAACCGAAGTGTGTGTTAGCTACACTTTGAATAGCCGAATAGTTCAAGATAAGCTCTCTATGCTTCGGGCTCAGCGAGATGCCAATAGTGTGGACGTAGCTGCAGCAATTCGGGATCTTGCTCCGAAGTGTATAGAAGTGCTTGAAACTATCATGAACGACCAAGACACCCCAGCGCACGTTAGGTCTAGTAACGCTAAAGATCTGCTGGATCGTGCAGGCTTTGCCGCCCCTAAGGTTATCAAGTCGGAGTCCATAGTCGCACACTTGACCAAAGACGAGATTGAAGACATCAAGCGGCGGGCAATAGACGTCGGAAAGCAGTCTGGGGTGATCATAGATGTATGACCAAGTAGTCTTACCTCGTGATAGCGAAGAGATAAAGAATATCTTGGCGAACTGCTATCTTAACGATGCAGTGTTTGCCAAGACAATCTTTCCTGAACGGTTCAACTTGCCGTTCTCCACTATCCATCAGGAACTATTCGCAGCCCTCGAGAGCGGAAGGCAGAAGATTGCAATAGCCGCTCCTAGGGGTTTCGGCAAGACTTCTTTGTCCAACTTGATGTATCCAGCAAAGAAGATACTCTTCCGAGATAAGCGATTCATAGTTCCGATCTCCAATACTGCGACTCAGGCTACTATGCAGTCGGAGAACTTAAAGCAGGAACTCGTATGTAATCCGTTAGTGAAGGCTTTCTTTGGGGATATCCGAAGTGACGAGTCCTTCTCTAAGGAGATGTGGGTAGCTTTTGGGGGCTCCAAGAGTGACGAAACCGGTACTGTCGTAATGCCTCGCGGTATGGGGCAGCAGATCAGGGGTTTCAACTGGAGAGGATTCCGGCCTGATTTGATCATTGGAGATGATATAGAGAATCCAGATGATGTGAAGAATGAAGAGATTAGAAAGAAGACGAAGGAGTGGTTCTTTGCCGACGTCATGAACTCGGTTGACCGGTCGAAGAATTGGCAGATAGTTGTAGTTGGTACAGTCTTACATGAAGATGGCTTGTTGGAGAATCTCTTAAATGACCCTGAGTGGTATTCGATTCGACTAGAGATCTGCGATGATAACTATCGGTCAAACTGGCCTGATTTGATGAGTGATGCGGCTGTAAGAGCACTCGCAGATGGTTATAGAAATCAGGGAATGTTGGATGTCTTCTATCGCGAATTCAGGAATATACCAATAGCGACTGAGGACGCCACTTTTAGGAAAGAATACTTCCGCTACTACAAGGAGACTGACGAGGAGTTTATTAAGCAGAAAGGGCGGCTGGAAACGGTTATTCTTGTCGACCCTGCGAAGACTGTCAAGTTGCACTCATGTGAGTCTGGTATCGTGGTAGTTGGATTGGATAGAAAGGCTGGAAAGGTCTATGTTCGAAGAGTTGTGGCTGAAAAGTTATATCCAGATCAGCTATATGATAGAGTTCTCGAGCTGGCAGCTCAGTTTCGTGCAAGTGCTATTGGATTGGAAGTTACCTCTTTGAATGAGTTTATTACTTACCCGTTTAAGAATGAAATGGTTAAGAGGGGAAAGATCTACCCTTTGATCGAACTTAAGGCTGTTGGTAAGAAGGAGGAACGCATAGCTAGTATGGTTCCTTTCTATCGTAACGGCCACGTTATACATAATGAGGAGAATGCTGGAGTACTTGAGGGCCAGTTAATGTCGTTTCCTAGATGTACCCGATTCGATGCTATTGACGCCTTAGCTTACTTTGTAAAACTCTTTGACATTGGAGACAGGTTCTTCGACTCAGAATCACCCGATGAAGATGAGTATGCTGAACTGGAAGCGTTGAACAAGGCGGATGCTTTACCGAGTTTGGGGGCTTGGCGCTTCATTTAAAATTTGAACGGAGCATATATGGCAGACGTAGAGATATACATAGGTTCTGTTGGGCCGTTTCTAGTGGATGAGAGTGATCCTCTTCTGGCTGAAGATGGCCAAGTTGTAAGAGTTAGTCAGTTGACTTCTTTCGCCACAGCCGTTGTTAGCGAGACAAGTTTTGGACAATCGTCTGCTGTTGGTACGTCAACTAAGATGGCTCGAGCAGATCATACGCATGGTACTCCAGCGAATCCGCTGGCTTCTGGTGTTACTCAGGATGTAACGGTGATAACTGGGATATCTCCAGAGACTACAGCGACCTTACATTTTACTAACGGAATACTTACTTCAGTAACATAGGAGGCAACAATGCCATTAGACACCACAACACCTGCTGATACTGATCTCCTCTCAACTCATGCTGGAGAGATTCGTTCTCTGAAGACGCAGTTGAATACTGTGGAGGCTTCGGTTCTTACAGCCCTCCCAGGATTGGAGGCCGCAGCTAACGCTGATACCTCTCCTAGCGTTGCTGATACTATTGCTTTGGTAACAGCTAACGCTGGCGCCACGACTATTACCTATCTCGACGATGGGTACGAAGGTCAGTTTGTCATGTTAATAGCGGGGGATGCCAACACTACAATCCAGCACGATGCTGGGCTGATACAACTCAAGGGGCAAGCAGACATAAAGCTCGTAGATGGTGAGGCTATCTGCTTGGTTCTTGAGGATAGTATCTGGCGCGAGGTAGGCGGTTACCCTCGTACTAACTTTAAGACTATAACTGCGGCAACTTACAGTGCTTTGACTGACGATTCAGCGATTATTGCAAACGCTGGGAGTACGGCGATAACTATTACGATGCCTCTGGCTGCGGGTGTAACAGAGGGATATACTATAAGGATCAAGAAGAGTGACTCGACAGCAAACGTAGTCACAGTTCAGCGTCAGAGTTCGGACTACATAGACGCTGGAACCTCTCTTACGTTGACGCTCGAGGGCGAATCTGTCACGCTTATTTCTGACGGTGCTACTACTTGGTATAAGTTTAACTAACGGAGCCTGATATGTATATTAGTGGAGCATACGGACAGAGTGGGTCAGCTAACTTACAAGGACTCTCTGATAAGCATTACGACTATGAGTATCCTCTCAACTTGGATCTGAGCCCTACTTCAGACTTGAGCAAGAAGATTTGTAAGAACGTCTATGAGAGAGCGCGCCACTCGTACGAGAAGATGAGTAGTCGTCATGCTTCCTGGAATCAGATAGATCGGGTTCTTACCGCCTATGTGCCCCTTGACGAGATGGAGACAAAGATCAAGAGGAAGGATGCTAGGAAGCCGGTCTCGATAGTTGTGCCTTATGCTTATGCTACACTCGAGACATTGTTGACCTACTTGACTTCTACCTTCTTGTCTGGCCCTATCTTTACCTACGAGGGAAGGGGACCGGAAGATCTGGTTGGAGCCAAACTGCTGGAGAAGCTCATAGAGCAGCAGAGCCAGAGGGCGAAGGTAGCTCTCAATCTCCATACGATGTTTCGGGACTCTTTGGCCTATAGTGTAGGAAGCGTGGCCTGTAGTTGGGAGAAAGTGGTAGCGAAGCGTTCTATACCTAAGGAAAAAGGCTTCTTTTCTTTCCTCGGTAACTTTATGAAAACAGGGATGTTTAGGGATAGTATGGAAACTACTATCTATGAAGGAAACACCCTGAAGAATATAGACCCTTATTGCTATCTCCCTGATCCATCGGTATCAGTTCATGAGATACAGCGGGGAGAGTTCTCTGGTTGGTTCGAGAAGACAAACCTTCTCAACTTGCTTGGGTCTGAAAGTACTTCTTCTGACATCTTCAACGTGAAGTACTTGAAACATATAAGTGGGCGCTCAAGTCTTATTCCTGACGATGCTAGTAAGCGTAACGAGCGATTCAACATGGGTGAGTTACGGGAACTGGATGCGATTAAGAAGCCAGTAGACGTCATCTATATGTACTGCAAGATCATACCTAAAGAGTGGGGACTTGGTAATCAGGAGTATCCGGAGAAGTGGTACTTCGCCATAGCTGGGGATGCAGTAGTTATTGAGTGTCGTCCAGTTGGGCTGAATCATAACTTATTCCCGATGGCTGTAGCGGCTCCTGACTTCGACGGTTATTCTCCGACTCCAGTAAGTCGCTTGGAAGTAGTGTACGGGCTACAAGAAACACTCGATTGGCTCTTCTCCTCTCATATCGCTAACGTGCGTAAAGCTCTTAACGATATGCTGATAGTTGACCCCTACCTGGTCAATATGGAAGACCTGGAGAATCCCGAGCCAGGGAAACTTGTTAGACTGAGACGGGCTGGCTGGGGTAAAGGTGTAGAGAGTGCTGTCAAGCAACTGCAAGTTAACGATGTTACTCGACAGCACATTTCTGATTCGTCTTATATCATCGAACTAATGAATAGGGTTAGTGCATCGAATGACTCTCTTCAAGGTATCACTAGAAAGACAAGCGAGCGGATTACGGCGACTGAGATCTCGGGAGACCGAAGCAATGCAGTCAGCCGCCTGGAGCGTATGGCTCAGGTTATTAGCTGGCAGGCGATGTATGATATCTCATACCTCTTCGCCGCTCATACGCAACAGTTGATGTCGGAAGATACTTATGTCAAAGTAATAGGCGATTGGCCAGAAGTCTTACAGAGCATCCAGTCTCCAGATAATCGAGTTTCAGTCAGCCCCTTTGACTTGATGATCGACTATGACATCGTGCTTAAGGATATAATGAACAAGCAGCAGGGGAATGGTAAGGAGTGGGTAGAACTCTACCAGATACTTGGACAGAATCCAATGCTCAGCCAGCAGTTTGATATGGTCAGGATATTTAAGCACATAGCAGTTCTGATGGGTGCTTCCAATGTGAATGAGTTTGTCCAACAGGGAGGGAATGTGGCGCCAACTATGATGCCAGATGAGACTGTTCTCAACGAAGCCGATAAAGGTAATCTGGTTCCAATTGGTGCTTGATTCAAAAAATGAATGGAGCATACCGTGGATGAGTTTAATTTCGAACTATCTGAAAACTGTTCCGAAGAACAATGGCGTGAGTTCTTCCAGACTGCTTGCTGGAAGGAATTCCAAGATACGATCAAAGCAAGATTGACAATAACCAGAACGGAACTCGAAGCTTGTTCGTCTGACGAGTTCCCACGGTTACAGGGAGAGGCAAAGTCTATGAGATTTATCCTAGCTTTCTCCTCTCTCATCTTAGCAGAATGTGAGTCTAAACGAAAGGAGCAAGAAGATGATCTTCCCGAATGAAGAAGCAACTCCTAATGAAGGAGGAACTCCGGATGGGACAGAAACAAGTAGCGGGCAGCAGCAAGATTTCTTCGACGCCTTCATGGCTGGGGAACCTGCGCCAGGGGAAAGCACAGCACCTACGGAGGATTCGACAGAAGGCGAAACGCCTCAGGCTGATGATGTACCGCCAGGAGAAGAATCTGAGGGAGTGGATGAAGCAACTGCGCTGAGGCAGGAGATTAGTCGTCTCGCTTCGGTCATGGCTTCTCATGGTATCAGCCTGGCGGATATAGAAACTACGCCGGCTGAGACTACTGAGACTACTGAGCCGACACCAACCCAAGCACCGACAATGCAGACTACTCCTCCAAACATTTGGGGGCCTGTAGTAGAAGTATCCGAAGATGACTTTCAGTCTTCTCTGGAGAACAAACAAGTCTTCGAGAAGATCCTGACTCAGGTACGTGATCAAGCAGTTGAGCGAACTGTACAATCGGTTCCTCAGCTGGTTCAAACTATGATCAAACAGCAACTCTATCTTAATGAGTTGAGTCGAGAATTCTACCGAGCCAATGAGGACTTGGCCGGCATCAGGCCGTTTGTTGGAGTTGTGGCGAATGAGATCGCCTCGAAAAATCCTGGACTCAAGCCTGAAGAAGTTCTCGAGAAGACTGCCATCGAGGTGCGGACGCGCCTAGCGATGAAAGCCCGTGCTACGCAACAGAGTCCAAGTGGTCCAGGTCCTGGTCTTCCCAATCCAGGCAATCGTTCGAAGCCGACGAAACCAACCCTTACCGGTCTTGAAAAAGAACTGGCCGACCTTATGGAGGTACGTTAGATGAGAAATGTCCTTACTAAGCTCGGTTGCATGGATGTCTTTCTCACAGTAGACATAGCGGATGTGAGTACTGCTGAGGATGTATACTTGGCGGTTCCGATCACTGGGATTTTGAAGAAGGCTTACTGCACAATCAACGGAGCAGTTACCGTAGGTGATGCAGTTCTGACTTTCTCCAACCCAACAGGCGCCATGACTGAGACGTTGACCATCGCTAACTCGGGTTCCGCAGCTGGTTCCGTCTTCAGTGCTACATTCGCAAACCAGGCAAACCGAAAGTTCGCAGCTGGAGAGCGGTTGAAAATCGCCTGCGATGGCGGTTCTACCGACACAGCCAAAGGCAAGGTAACACTTGTCTTTGAACGTAGTAGAATTTAATCCCAAACTAAACAGGAGGAATATAGCATGACAGATCTTGTTGCATTTCCAGGAGTACGTGGTTCTGGTTCTTGGTCGACTGAAGAGCGGCCGACGAACTATCGCGAGATGATTCTTTACCTCTACCCGAACGGGATGATGCCTCTTACCGCGCTGCTGAGCATGCTTGCCAGCGAGCCGGTGAATGATCCCGAGTTTAACTGGTGGACGAAGACAGTTCCCAGCCAGCGTACTGCGCTTGGAGCAGACGGCGATGTTCATACTGCGAACACTCTTGACGCCAAAGCTCAGTGGGACTACGATACAGCTGGTAACAACGACTTCGGTGCCGGCGAAACTGTTTACGTCAAGCTGCCGACGGACGAGTACAAGAAGTACAAAGTCGGCCACATTGTCATGCTGCGTGACGCCAGCGACTATGATCGCGACTGCCGTTGTCGCGTATCTAAGGTCGACTCAACTTACCTTACTTGCGTAGTCTTGCAGGAATACAAAGGTAAGTCGACTGAAACAACTGCTCTCGATAACACCTACGACACCGTCCTCATCATCGGTAACATGCACGAGGAGAACGCAGACCGGCCTACGGCGATCACCTACGATCCGGTGAAGTACGTGAACTATACCCAGATCTTCCGTACCGCTCTGCAGATCAGCCGTACTGCAATGCAGACTCGCCTGCGCACTGGTGACGCTTACAAGCGCATCAAGAAAGAAGCCCTGGAACTCCACGGGATGGAGATGGAGAAGAACTTCATCTGGGGTGTTCCTACTGAGGGCACCGGTTCTGGCGGTCTGCCTATGCGGACTACTGGTGGTATCGTCAACTTCATCAAAGCCAACGTGCCGGCCAACGTTCTCGACTTTGCTGTCGAAGAGGCGGGAAACACCTGGCTGGGTGCTGGCGAAGAGTGGCTCGATGAGAAGCTCGAGCAAATCTTCCGGTATGGCTCTCCTGAGAAACTGGCCCTCTGCGGGTCTGGCGCTCTTCTGGGAATTCAGAAACTGGCCAAGGCCGCAGGTTGGACGAACCTGACTCCGGCGACTGCTTCTTACGGCATCAAGGTAACTCGGTGGGTAACTCCTTTTGGCGAACTTATGCTGAAGACTCATCCGTTGTTCAGCTTCGAAGCCACCGACAGGAACACCATGCTGATTCTGGATACCAAGAACCTCAAAGAGCGGCCGCTGCAAACTACTATCTTCAAGCCGGATAACAGCACTACCGAATCCATCGGAGCTGGCCGGGATGGTAAAGCTGAAGAGTTCCTGACTGAGACCGGTCTGGAATTCCACCACCCTGACTCTCATGCCATTCTGTACAACGTCGGAGTAAACGGTTAATCTCGCTAACTGGAGCGGAGGGTTTCGGCTCTCCGCTTCATTCAAAATTTAAACGGAGCGTGTTATGCCTCTGCTTGATGTACGCCAAAAGTTTATCGAATCGACTGGACGGTATGACTTAGTTACGGATATAGTCTCCTGGGCAGACAATGGAGCAGATTGGTTTATCAGAGCCGGTCAGCGCTATTTGGATCGGGAGTTAGAAATAGGTAGACATAAGGCGAGGTACTTTACTAAACTTCTGCCGAATCATCACTCTATTCATATTCCCTATGCTAGGGTAATTGAAAAAGTGTATCGGTTGGAGGTAGACTCCAGGACTCGTCTTGAAGAAGCTACTATTGGTACTCTGATAGAATGGTTCGATGAGGATACAGAGGAGTTGATCCTTGGGGCCCCTCAGTGTTATGCTCCACTGTTGACGAAGATAGCTCCCGACTCAGACCTCTCGTATGTGTCTGGAGTATTCGCCAATGCTTCGTATGAGTCTGATGCTCATGCCGGCCTCTTCTTCGGAGTCAAAGCAGATATTACGTACGGTATAGAAGTAGAAGGTCTCTTCTATTCGCCGGCCTTAACTCTGGACACAGACAAGAGTTACTGGACTGAAGAGCATCCTGAGATCCTTGTAGCCTCTGCCTTCTTGTCGTTGGAACGTTTCTATCGAAACTTCGAAGGAGTGAAGGAATGCAAAGCGGTTGTAGACGATCTGGTCAGACAACTCAACTTCGACGCCGTCGCCCAGGAGATAGTTAACATAGTTCGGATGGAGGGCTGAGTATGAATGAGGAAACTGTAGCCAATTTGGAGAAGAGAATAAATGAACTTCAGACCAAAGCGAACAAACCGAATAAGGTCGTGATGGCTCCTAATGTTCCGATCTCTCTCTTCATCAGCAGTCCTGAGAGCCAGGCAGCGATCATACTTCCAGTGGGGCATATTAAGGATTTTATGATCCAACTGATCGGAGCTAAACAAGGAGAACTTACTCTTACTTCGATCGTCGACAAGTCTTATACAGTCACCAGTATAAGCCTCAAGCGAGGAAGGAACCGCTACACTAGCGGGCTCACTCTCTCGGATATAACCGTTCTCCATGCTCGGTTTACAGCTACGGAGATCGACGAGACAGGAGCCTATGTAGTGATGGGTGGCGTCTTCCAGGGCAAAGGCTACTTTACTGTTGAGAAGGAACGGGCATGAGAGAATATCCCTTAATGCTTAGGATGGCTATCTCTGCGGGTATCGCCCCTACTAAAGGTGTAGATATTATGGGGCTCTTTAGCGCCAAAAACGCTGTGCCTATGGGTAAGGGGATGGAGTTCAAACAGCCGTTCTCGTCTTACTTGGATTTGGCTATCAGTTGGCCTTTTACCCAGCTTATTGTGACGGACAAGTTTAAGTATGCCTGCTATGGTACTGGAATCTATGAGATCGTAGCAGGGGTGTTAGTACTTAAAAAGAGTCAGGTAGCGACTGAGCACTACGACTGTGCCGACTTCAAAGACAGTATAGTGTTGACTGGGGCTAATAAGACTTATGTGAGAGATGCCACTGGAGCATTGGTCTCTGGTACTAATGCGCCTGAAGCTAATGCTTGTTGTAGTTTCGATGGCCTCCTGGTGTTGGGTAACATCTATAGTTGGAACCAAATCTCGAACATATCCACAGATTCAATAGCTTGGGCTAACCGCTTGTTGAGCGCAGACTTTACTATGCACGTGGATAACGTGGCCACTGGTGCAGGATATATGAGGCTCTTCTGTGGGGCAATTAAAAAGATTGTAACCCTTGATAAGAAGCTGTATGTCTTTGGCACTAAGAAAGTTGTGGTTCTTGAACTGCAACAAGCCCCTCTTCCGACGTTTGGTATAGTTAAGGAGTACGACATAGCGGTTAGCTCCAAGATGGCTGTTGCTTCTGGGGAGGCTGGTATAGCTTTTATCAGTGCTCTTGGGGAGTTGTATCTGATTGAAGCGGGAAAAGGGGAGCCTCAGAAAGTAGGGTTTGAGCGGTTCTTCGAGGGGGAAAGTGTTTGTTGCAGCTATAATCCTTATGATAGAGAGTTCTATCTCAGCACGGATACACAGACCTTGGTATTGACTGAAGATGGAATGGGGCAGTTAGATCAAGCGATCACCTCCTGTGGGTATGACGGTACTTCGGTTTGTGTTATAGCTGGTACTCCGACCACTGAGGACTTCGAATTAGTAGTTGGCCCAGTGGATATGAGGACTACTGCGAATAAAGTCTTGTATGCTCAAAGTGTCTATGGCGAATCTGATCAACTGTTCCAGATTGGAGTTGAGTGGCAGAAGGATACTAGGGCTGCAATGTCAGATGCTGGCTATGTTAGTGCCGGTCCTGAAGGTATGGGTACACGAATAGTTCAGGGAATCGCTTTCTTGGTTAAAATAAAAGCCGTGGCACCAACAACTGCTGTGGTGTACGACTACAGTCTTCGCTGGAAATTGGTGGACAAGAGAGGAGTGAGGGGATTCTATGATTACAAAACTGCTTCCGGAGAACGTGACGGAGAATTGGGAAACTATTAAGTTTGCAATAAGAGAGGCATTACCTCCTTTTGCACAGGACACTCCAGATAAGATAACAAGAATTCTAGAGTCTATTATTCTTGGTGAACTTGAGGTGTGGGTTTACTATGATTTAGACGAAGGAGTTATTCGTCTGAAGAGTGTTATCACTACCAGTATTGTAACAGATAGTGAGTCGAAGACTAAGAATCTCTTGATCTATTCCATTTACAACTTTACCAAAGGATCAAGAGAGGAGTGGCTTGAGGGGGTGGAGGCTCTTAAGAAATATGCTAAAGCGAATGATTGCCTCTATATTACAGGCTTTACTGTTGAGCCTCTTATTCTCAGTTTCGTTAATAGCATTGGCGGTGACACAAGTGTTCGTTTCATTAGAATTCCTGTCTAACGCTTCGTTCAAAAAACACACGAAGCACGGAGGATAAAACTATGGGAAGTGGTGGAGGTGGGTCGTCAGGAAAAGTCGAGTATCCTGCTTATTTGGAAGAGATTCATCACAACTTTCTGAATGACGAAGGGGGAGATAGTCTAGACTTTAGTCTGGTAGATCTCCTGAATGACGCTTATGCGACTAATCCTTATGAGGATAGTAGCTTGGCGATTTATTCTGGACGGGCTGTGATAGATACGAACGGCACCCAGAGTATGACAACTGTAGCTTCTGCAGTTGCAGCTACTTTAGCCCTAATAGCATCTTTCGATCCCTATGATTATTATAGCGAGAAGTTGCCCCTCATTGCTACAGCCATAGACGCAGAGTTGTTGGATGACGCTATTATTACCGCGGCAAGTACGGCGTTCTCTGCAGTACTGGAACCAGATATTGCAGCCGAGAAGGCAAAGTATGATGCTGATATGGTCTTGCTTGGTTCGTCCATGTCTAGCGCTTACACTCTTGGGAAGTCTTTCATAGATGCCAGGAAGGCTGAGAAGGTAGAACTCTACGATGCGGATCTTCGTGCTAAGATGTATCTCCAGAGGAATGATGCAATAAGGGTTACGGCGATGACTATGTTGGAGCGTCAGTTGCAACATATCCAACTTTCGAAGGATATCTACGGCTTCGCAGTTGAGGGAGTTAAACTGAAGATCCTTAACGAGAGGGAGTATACTGAGCAGAATATGAGTTACCTCGGGAAGAAAGGTACTTGGCGTTTCGAAGCGATGCAGAATGGCTTCAATGCGATCGCTAGTATTGGGGGTGGTACTGCGTCTGCGAACACTCCTAGGTTGAGTGCTACCCAGGCAACGGTTAGTGGAGCCTTTACCGGAGCGGCTATAGGGGCTCAAGTAGGTAGTGGCTACGGTGCAGCAGTTGGGGCTATTGTTGGTGGCGTAGCTGGTTATCTCTCGAGGTAGGCAATGGGTTCTTCTGGTGGCGCATCAAGTGGGAAAGTAGACTATCCAGATTATCAGAAGAATATGCATTTTGCTCTTCTGTCTAATACTGGAGCGGACTCACTTAACTTCAGCGCCTTTGATTTGTTAAACGAGGCGACATCCTCTAATCCTTATACAGGAGTAATAGCATATCATGGAGACGGTCTTATTGGAGCGGTTCCTAGTACTGTCGCTTCTTGCCTTAGTGCTGCTTTGGGAATGATTCCAGAGGAACCCTACAATAGGTGGTCTAGTGCTCTGGCGTTGGCGGCTACTAAGCATGATTCAACTTTTGAGGAGCTAACTGATCGAGTTGAACAAGATATCACCGAGAAGCAATCAGGTCTTCTTAGTGCTCAAGCCAGTTTAGTTGTAGACCACTTGAAAACTGGTAGCGCTTATTCTAGTGCTGCAGTATTTAGTCGAGGGTTTGAGTACTCCACTTGGGCACAGCCAATAGCTACAAGAGCCCTACAGGAACAAGAGAAAGCAATGCTCCAAAGAAACATCAATGTGATGCAGGATGCGTTGGACTTAGTAGGCTTTGAGAATAACTTTATCAAAATCTCCAGAGGTGTGTATGCTACTGCAATCGAGATGACTAAGTTGCAGATTCTTAATGAAAGAGAATACTATCCTCAGGTAGAGGATATTTTAGAACAGACAAGCAAATGGGCTCTTACGCAATACCAGGTCTTTGGCAATGGTGTAGCAGCTATCCATGGAGGAATACCTATAAAGTATACACCAGAAACAAGTGCTATGATGACTCTTGCCTCGGCAGGTAGTGTGACTGGAGGTATGAGTAGAGGTCAAGCAGCCTTGTCTGGAGCTGCTGCTGGCGCCTCGATCGGAGCGTGTTTTGGTGGTGTAGGTGCTATCCCGGGCGCTATAATTGGTGGAATAGTTGGATTCGTCTCTAGCATGTTTTAGGAGGTCTTATGATAGACTACTCATTTATGACACAGCAGCAACCAATTCAGCCTCAGATGGGCCAGATGATGGGACAGCAAATGATGGGGCAGCCTATGCAATTGGTGCCTATCCAAGTCCAACCTATGCTTCCCCCCGCAGCAAACAACATTCCTGGATCTGCGATAACTGCGCAAAACTCCGGGCCTATGGCGGAAGCTCTTATGACTGGTGCACAGGATCCGGTGGCTACTGCGAACAAGAATCAAGGAAGCTTGATGAACAAGTTGGGTGGGCAGTCTGGGCTTTCGTTTATCTTAGCCAGCTTAGGCCAGGCTTTATCAGCGAGAGATCCAAACAGCTGGCAGTATCAGATGTCTACGGCAACCAAGGGAACTGCTCAAACGCAACAGAGAGCTAAGGCCCAACTGATTGCAGCTCTTCAGCAGAAAATGGGTCAGCCTGATCCGATGTCTGCACAGCCGAAACAGTCTGGCCTCGGTAGTATGGGATCGATGAAGGATTCTTTCTCACTCTTACCAGGAGGATACGAGAATGCCCTTAAATAGATTTGACATCGCAACTATGACACCGAACTTCGGACAAGAGCTTTCTTCGGCTTTGATCCAAGCACCTACGGTACAGCCAGTTATGGTAGTTCCTGTAGGTGGCCAGCCTCAGCAAGCGGCTCCGAAGAAGCAGACGACGAAGAAGAGTTCTTCAACTTCGACTAAGACGCAGACTCAGCAATCGGCTGGAGGAGTCTTTGGAGTTCCGTTGCCGAACTTTGGAACAAGACCAACTCCGACACAGTATGATCTGCCACAAATGCCTCAGCAGCCTCCGTTGAATCAGAACTTAAGTGCCTACCTCGGAGGGCAAACTGTTCAACAGGCTATAGCACCTCCACAGTATCAGGGATTTGGCTTGCCGGTATTTCAGAACTCGGATCTCATAGGGTTGACTCCTGAGATGTATGGTAACGTACTTGATACGACCAAACAGAATATCGGCTTCAACAACGAGGTGGCGCAGAGTAACTATGCAAATCGTCTGAAGGTGATTGATACCATGAGAGCGATTGACGAAGCTGAACAGCGTCAGTACTCAGAGGGAATCCAGAATGTTGGTCGTATAGCTCAGACGAATACTGCTATCAAACAGGGTGCTTATATGCAATCGCCTGAGGAAGAGGCTACTATGCGAGCCAAAGAACAGGCCTATCATAGTCAGTTGCAGTATGCAGTCTCCGCTCGTCTTGCTGCGATTCAGCATAAGTATGCTATGGCCAGAGAAGCAGCATCTGACGCTCGGCAGCAGAAAACTCTGGATTCTGCAATGAAGAAAGAGATGCTGAAAGAGATTCTCAGTCTCGGTGGAGATGCGATCAAAGAGGCTTGGAAGACTATGTCTCCCGAGGATGCTAAGCGATACGTTGACGCAGTGTCTGCGGGCAATCCTATGGAAGCGTCAGACATTCTGGCCAAGATCAGTCCGAGAAGTAGAGAGTTGACCCAGTCAGCTGAGACGATGGATGCTATGTTTACTCAAATGTCTGGAATGCCTAGAGGTTCTTTGTTCAAGGCAGCTAGTCCTGCTGCAGAAGGACGCCCACAAATAGGGTCGTTAGAAGATCTCCAGGCCCATCGAAAGAGAATCCTTGGAGTAGAAGTTTATGAATAATGCTATGTTTAATTTTTAAACGTAGCATAACTTTATGAAAGCGTGAGGACCGCTAACTATGCCCATGATCACGATTAAATTTCCTAATGGAAAAGCCATAGATATTGACGACAAACTCCTTAAAGATGAAAAGGTATATAATGAAATAAGGGATTTGTACGACCTTACGTCTGGCGAAGGAGGCTTCTTCAAAGGACACTGGGAACGCACTAAGGCTACAGTAGGTGGGGCAGTTAAGAGTGTAACTGCTTTGCCTAAGGGAGCAGCGATTGCTTCTTCTGGTGCGGTATCTCCTGATGATCTTAGTATCCTTACGCCTGACGCACCTATGCCTGAGGCGAATACTCTGCCCATCAAAGAGAATCCGCTGTATCAACTGGGCGAGCAAATGGAGCGGAAGTTAGTTCCTAGAATTGACGCCAGATATCGGAATAAGTTCCTTACTCAGGTTGCCGAAGGTGTTGGTCAGCTAGGTGGGGCTATGGCGCAGAACTTGTTAATGCCAGGAGCTGGATCTTTTGGTGCTGCGGGTAAGGCGGCCGTAGCTGCTCCATCGGCAATGAGTATGCAAGCGGCTGAAGATTATAAGCGAGCCATAGAGCATGGAGCGTCTGAGGAAGATGCCCAAATTGCTGCGAACTGGGGCGCTGTGTGGGGTGCCACAGATGTGCTGCCCTACGCTGATGCGTTTAAGATTCTTGGTGGTAAATCCAGTGTGATGAGAAAACTTATCAACAAGGCTGGAGATGCGCTGGTAGATAGGCGAACAGGTAAGATCGTAGCCAAGAAGGGCGGGCACTTGGCTATGGAGTATGCTCCTAATTTGGCTGGGAAGATGATTAAGAAGACTCCTGAGATACTTAAGTCAGGTGTCGGTCAGTTTGTTGAGGAGGGAGTGGCGCAGGAACCCTTCCAGCAGTGGGCCTCTAACTTGACGGCTAAACTAACTTATGACGAACAGCAAGAGTTGACTGAAGACCTGTTGCCTTCGTTAACTGTAGGTGGTACCGTAGGTTTTATCGCTGGTACGATACTCCATGCCCTAGGCGTTAGGGGCGATCTTAACATAGGCAAAGAAGGAAAGCAGAAGAAGGCAGCCTTCGATGCTAGGAATAAAGTAGGGTCAGCGAAGAAAGCTATTGACGATCTGAGGGCTCGTGGTATAGGGGAGACTCCGCCGCCTCAGACCACTCCCAAGCCGACGAAGCCAGGTGAGCCGATTGGTCTTAGGGAGTTATCTGCTGCATCAGGTGGTACTCTTACGCCCTCTCAGATAGTTATGAAGAACCTCTTGGATGGTGGATTCTCCGAGGCCGATCTGAATGTTAGCATGAGTATACTGAATATCAGAGCGGCGGCCAAAGGGATGGATCTGGATACTTATCTCAGTACCTTTGGGTGGAATATAGTAGCGGACCAGACCAAGAAGGGTCCGGCTGGAGGACAACAGGATCTCCTTGATTCAAATTTTGAACAAAGCGAGGAACCTTTCTTCTCACGAGCCAAGCAAGTTATCGAACAGAAGATGGGTAGTAGGATGCGTTCGGCTGAACTGGTGAAGATGCTCAAGTCGAATGGTGTTACAGACGATGAGATCGCTTCTTTTATTCAGGTAGGAGAAGACAATGCAATAGTGTCGAAGCAGCAAGTATTGGAGGAACTTGAGGCGGCTAGTATAGAGACAAAGGATGTAGTTCTTGGTGATGGTCAGTTTAATAATAAACTGAAAGATGCCGAAAGAGTTTTGGAAGCCGTTGCTAGATCCTATGAGGAAGGGGTTGCAGTAGAAGCAGAAACAGGACTTAGTTATGCTGAGGCCTTAAAAATTAAGGCTGCCGATGAGGCTGAGGCTACCCGCACTCAATTCTCCGACTGGCAACTCCCTGGAGGAGAGAACTATCGGGAGATGTTTGTTACTGCTCCTAGTAGTACGTCTGGTACTTGGCCAAAAGGCTGGACTATTAAGCAAGAAGAAAATGGTAAGTGGTCTGCCTATGCTCCTAATGGAGAACAAGAATATTTTGGTCATATGACTGAAGAGTCTATTCGTAATAGGGTATTAGAGAAAGTTACAAATAAAGATGATTGGAAAGACGGCCACTCTGCCTACTCAAACATCCAAAATCCTATCGTTCGTATTCGCTTTAACGAACGTAATGCTAATGGAAAGAAAACTCTTTTCATCGAAGAAATGCAAGGGCCTTCTGATAGCCAGCAGCAGAAGATGCCTGCAGTTCTTCGGAAGCGTATCTATGATATAGGCGTTAAGAGGATTCTCGCCTATGCCAAGGAGAATGGATTCGACGCAGTTGCTTGGACTCCTGGAGAAGTGCAGGTTGATAGGTATGATCTTAGTAAGCAAGTTAAGGAAATTAACTGGGATAGGAATGATAATGGTACTTATGAATTAGGCATAGTTGATAATGAGGGAACTCAGCATATCTGGCAAGGAGGAGAGACTAAGGCTGAGGAACTTGAACAAACTATAGGTAAAGAGGCGGCAAAGAAGATTCTTGACTCCAAGGAAAGTGGTGGGAAGTTATCGGGCCTCGACCTCAAAATCGGCGGAGAAGGTCTCCGAGACACCTACGACAAGCGCATACCTAGTTTGATGAAGAAGTATGGGAAAGAAGGCTTTGGAGATATCATTAAGGTTACGAATAAGGAAGGTAAAAAGTATGATGCTCTTACCGTCCCGGTAACAGACAAGATGCCTATTTCGTTTCCTCTGTATGATAAACACAGTTCCCGAAAAGGAAAGAAGGGAACCTTCGGCCTGACTCAAAAGATGCCTGATGGTCGTTCTCTTATCAAACTTTTCCAGAACGCAGACATCGCTACGGTCCTACATGAGTTCGCACACTTCTTCAGGAATGAGTTCTCTGAAGAGGAAAATGCAGAGCTGGATAAATGGCTTGACGAGAATCCTCAGTATGTTGTAGAGATGTACCAGGAAGGAAAGCAGGTTAAGTATAAGGTCAAGATAGGTGGAGGCGATATAAGAAAGGGTATCGCCACTCCGGAGGAAGCCAAGAGAGTTGGTCGTGAAGAACAGTATGCTCGTGCTTTTGAGAGATACTGCAGGAGGGGTAAAGCTCCTAATGAGTATCTCAAAGGAGTGTTTGAAAAACTCCGAATGTGGATGAGGCAAATATATAAGACGATCAAAGGCTCTGCACTTGATGTCAATCTTGATCCTAAGATCATCTCTTTCTTCGACAAGATCCTGACGCCGGCCGCTTTGCCAACACAGAAGCCAGCTTGGGCTATGCCTTTTGAAGCGTGGAAGACTGTGCACGGGGAAGACTTGGCGACTATGTATGGGTTGACTCCGGAGAGTATTGCAGTTAGGCAGACTACCAGGTTTAGTGAGTTAACTAAAACGATTTTTAGTATACAGGAAGGTCAAGAGACAGCTACCTATGCCCCGGGCGATATGAGGCTTATTCCCCAAGAGAACTTGGAATCGGCTTTGTTGATGGTGACTGAACCTGGATACTTAGACCCTCCACCAAGAGTAGATCCAATGGGGAATAAGATTCTTCTGACACCTGAGTTGGTGGATAACTACATCAATCGCATCTTGAACTACTACACTGTTATGGGTAGTAGGTACTACTATGAAGATGGGCCACTTGGAGAGTTGCATGAGCAGGCTGCTACGCAGTTCAAAAATGCTGAGCGGGCGGGCGTCTTTGACGATGATCAGTTTGGGTGGAAGAATAGATTTCAGTCTACTCTTAAGTTTATTGACGGACTGGCTGAAGTCAAGAAGGTACAAGACCTCTGGGCTACACCAGTAAGGGAGCAACTCGATACTATTCGTCGAGACCAGTATAATGGAATCAACGATGTTATTATGGACAGGAAGACAGGTTCGATCTATGCCGTACTGTCTAAGGGGTTGAACTCCGCTGCGTTGATTCACACAGATTCGGGAATCCTTAGAAGGGTTCCAATCTCTGAGTTGTACGCCGGCTTTATCTGGCCGGATCTTATCAGCGACACAGGGGAGGCGACTCTAACTCGAGATGAGTGGATGCTGGATCAACACTACAAAGAGGTTCGAAATGCTATTGAAGCAGGCAAAGCGGTTCCCTCTTATTCTATTGCGCCACATCTTACTCGTGATCCAGCTTTGCAGGAATACTATAACAAAGCGAAGAGCCAGGAAGAAGCAGCGGATGGTTCTACTCAACAGTCTGCAGCGATTAAGCAGTACTATGAGGAAATGGCAGGTGAGCCGTTGCAAGAAGAGAAGACCCAAGTAAATCCTGGCCCCGCTCAGGTTGGTTTACAGGAGGCGTTGGATAAGATAGGGGCGCTAGTCTCTGGGGCATACGGTAATCTGGATAAACTATCCAACGTGTTGGACTGGGAAGGCAGAGTTAAGCTACTTGATATGATCTCCAAGACGGAGTTCCAAGCTCTTGCCCGTCATGCAGGTAAGCTCGGAGACGCTCCGGTGATAGAGTATATTGCTGATATCTATCGCGAACTCGATGAGGTGAAGGATGCTTTGGAAACGAAGTCTGCTCAGTTGGATATAGAAGCAGTCGCAACTATTGGTGATCGAGTACTTAACATCTTCAACAAGACTGCGGGCTGGGTCATGGATGTAGAGAACTATGGGGCTGCTGATTTGCTGACTGAAGAGCCGACTACGAGCTTCTTACGCCACACCAGTCATTGGATACAAAGGAATATTTTCCAGAAAGAGCCGACGGAAGAAAGTAGTATAGCCAATGCTATGCATCGCATAGGTCTGACGATGCAAGGTTATGCTAGACGCTATCCGATTCTGCGGCGCTTGTTTAAGTTGTCTCAGCTGAGGTATAACCAAGCGACGAAACTGGCGCATGACTTGTTCTTTGGTGTCAACGGAGTTGAGACCTATACCTATGAGACTGAAGAAGGTGAAACAACTGTCGAGTTGAGAAGACCGGGGCTTAGAACTCTCAAGAGTTTGAAGACAAACAGCCCGGCTTATAGCATTCTTAGGGATCTCACCATCTTGGGGGACAAACTCGAGATTCAGTGGACGATAGATGAGATCATAAATGGTCTGGGGCAGCGTCGAGCAGAGGCAGATAAAGCAGCTATGCAGAAGATTCAAGAGGGCGTTGCCAAAGGTATGACACAAGAACAGGCAGCTCAGGAAGCAGCGGATTTCATACAGTTTGCCGAGGCGTTAGACGTTTTAGATCGTCTCATTCAGAGCAAAAGTATTGAGGATCGCCAGCAGGCGGGGATTGCCTACTATGAGATCCAAGACACTTTGAAGTACATGTACTTTAAGACCCATCAGGCGTTGACGGCAGTCTTGGGTAAAGCTGGAGATGCTGTGATGAAGCAGATTATGCCTAAAGGATTTATTCCTGGTTACTTTCCACACGTTAGGTTTGGTCACTTTGGAGTTGTTCGTAAAAGTGCCGATGGAACGGTAGAATACTTTAGAACATATGAAGATCATGTTAGTCAGAAGCACGCCTATGACGCACAGAAAAGAATGTATCCAAATAGCAAAGTTAGTATAGTAGATACACGAAACAAGATTAACTACAAGATAGGTGGTGGTGAAGATCTTATGACTGCCATCACTAAGGTTATCCAAGAGACTAAGTTGAATGAAGTAGTTACCGATCCAGCTACCTTGGAGAAAGTCCAGGCTATGTTGATCGACACTACTAGTGAAATGGTCAAGGCACATGGTATCTTCTCGATATTTAAAGAAAGAAAGAATGTCCCAGGCTATGACGAACGTGTCTCGAGGGTTATCGAAAAGAGGGTTCTGGACTTCGCTTCGGCGGTAGCTAAGATTGAGTTCGCTCGAGAAGGGGCATTAGAACTTACGAAGATCCGAAGTAACCCTACGCTCTATAACTATGCCAACGACTGGTTTGGTTCCCAACTTGAAGGAGCCGACAAGCTTGACGCCTTCGTTAATAAGGCACGAGCTATTATCTTTATGAAGTATCTGGGCCTAAATATCAAGACAGCCCTTGTCGTCTTTGCAGATAAACTTACCAATGCCCCAAGCGTATTAGGTAAGTATGTCAAGGGAGCTGATAGGAGGATCGCTAAGTCTTTGGCGCCTACTATGCAATTCATGACTTGGTTGCATGGAGTGAGTAAGTTGATGGACAAGGAGGGGATCTCCAGAGACGAGGCGATTAAGAAGTTAGGTCTCGCCAAGGGCTTTGATGAAGAGTTGACTAATGCTATGCTTTGGTCTCTCGACACTGGAGCCACTCTCGCTAAGTTCGCCCCAGAGGTTTGGGCTCATGAGAAGTTAACGTGGGAAGCTGGGATGCCTGATGAGAGTGCTTGGGGCAAAGGACTGAGAACAACTGGCTTCTTGTTCGGTAAGGCTTTTGATGCTTCCTCCTTTATGATAAACAAGATGGAAAACTTCAATAAGCTTTCTACCTTCTATGCCGCTTTCACAGCTTTGAGGCATGACCTAGGTTGGAACTTTGACCGAGCGTTAGACGTATCCCAGGATATTGTGAACGATGCTCATGTGGTCTACGGAAGGTCGAATATTCCTCTTCCGCTGACGAGAAAGGGATGGAAGATCTTCAGGCTTGGATATATCTTTAGGGCCTTCGAGCATAACTATCTCCAGTTGATGTATAACATGAGTACAGTCGAAGGCAAGCGCGGCAAAATGATGGCTGCTAGGAGTCTCGCTACGTTGATGGTCTTAGCTGGAGTGCCTGCTCTGCCATTCTTCACTCTGCTGATGAAAGTCTGGGGCTTCTTCACCGGAGATGATCCAGAGCAGATGATGCGGAAGATGGCAACGAGTAGTGAGGGGAATGAATGGCTGGCGAATCTTGCTAGTGATGGCCTGCCTGGCTTGATAGGTACTTCGCTTAGAGGTTCCTTGCAGGTAGGTGCTTATCAGGACTGGGAAGATGTAGTGTTTGGCGTAGCTGGGTCAACGGTTAAAGATGTTCTCTGGAAAGCTCCGACAGCGGCTGCAGCTGGGGACTGGGATACTTTTGCTAAAACGGTCTTGCCGACTGCTCTCTCGAATGTATACAAGGCTTATCAAGGTAAAACAACTGGGGTTATAACACAGAGGGGGACACCACTTAGAGAGAAAACTATAGGTGAACAGATCAAGTACTCGTTGCCCGAGGCTACTGCGAAGGCTCTGAGTTTCAACCTGACCAAAGAGCTGAACGCTCATCGACTGAAGCAAGCCACGCAGATGGAGGACGATCACTGGGCACGGAAACGGCAGGCGGTTTATACCAACTTTGCTAAGGGCGCTAGGACTGGGGACAAAGCCTTGATCCAAAGCGCCCTTGAGGATGCCGTTGCTTATGAGCGGGAACGGCTTAGTCGTCGTGCGGTAGACATACCTGCAATATCTCACTCATCCCTGAAGAAGAGTCTATCAGAGTCGGGACTTCAGCGGAAGCAGGTTCTACAAGTGTTAAGAATGACAGGTCAGATTCGTTAAGGATAGCTTTGAAGAGTTTCCTTTCAGGGTCTGTCAGGCGATTGAGGCCTTCTAGCTGGTTATATACTTTTGATAACGAGTCTAGGAGGCCTTTCTCATTTGTATGCATCTTCTTCATAATGAGTTGTGTGAGAAAGGTCCAGCAGACAACGTCTGGATGTTCCCAGCAGTCAGCCATTTCGATAACTGTATAGAAATCACACTCGTCAGGGTGCTTCTTCTTACAGAATATCGAGTGGATGAAGGACAGTAGGAGGCGTGACTGTTCTGTCTGTTCCATTAGTTTGTACCTCCATCGCTGTCTTCAAAATTTGAATGAAGCAAGTGCGATCCGTCTGCTTTGTAGACCAAGCGGATATAGGTATCTTCCGCTGTGATCCTTCTTTTGATCGCCCGACTAGCTTCGAGTGTACCTAGTAGCAGATCAAGCCCATTGATGTCTATGTCACGTATGAAGTAGTTCATCAACGTACTACGAGGTACCTCTCCGTTATTACCCAAGTAAGCTAAGAGTTTAGACGCCAAATCAGCGTGCTGAGCCTTGCCAACTCCGCCGAAGGTCTTACCCATTTCCTTTTCTGTTTCTTCCAACAAAGCAATGGCATTGAGCAGGTCGCACTCGTGTAAGATGAATTCCATTTTCTTGTCCCGAAAAACTGACATGATGATGCTGAGTTTGAGAATGTGAGTAGGACGGCGTTCTATATAAGCCGCCAATCTGGGATCGTCAAAGGGAGGGTTATCCTCCTGAGCACGATACCAGGTGTCCCACAAACTGGAGAAAGCAGACGTAGCACGAAAGACGCCCTGCATCATGCTGATCTGTTCGAGATCCATAACTAGGTGCTGCTTGATAGTTACCATCTCCGGAGTTACGAATGGAAAAGGTACGGTCTTGTACTTCTTTTCAGCGTACACAAAGATCATACGACTCGTTAGACCCCCACCAATCGCATCTATGGGGAGAGTACTTTGTATAAGATCAGGAGTAGTAGCACCAATGAGATTAACGAATACACCAGTAATATCGTCTGTGCCCATGTTCTTAGTTCTGTAAGTCCAACGTTCACGACAGTCAAACCAGTCAGTAAGATCAGACATGAGCTGATGATTATTATACCCGAGGAAGACTGTGAGCTCAGGGCTGAATATAGTAAGGCTGCTATGCATACTAATTGTGCCCCCAGCAGGATTAACTTGCGAGTCTGAGACGCTTTTGAGTTCACGGATCAATGCCTCCCGTGTGATAGATTCTGCCGCCATAGGTATGCCGACTTGTCTTAAGAGGTCATAGCCAGGTCCCATTGCTGTACCTTTGCGACACTTGCCTGGAGGGCCAACTAGGACGACATAGAAGTTGGGATAGAAGGTAAGTGTGCCCCATTGCAAGTGGACTTTCCTCCTCAGTGCGGCAGCAATAACTGAGACGGCAACCCACTTGTGGTACAACTTAGGCGGTTCGGAGTTCTCGTTGTAAGCCATATAGGCTTCGAGCCAGTTGTCTAGGCGCCGCATCTAATCCTCCATAATTCAGTAGCCTGACAACAATGCCCAGTTTGCCCAAAAGTGTCCTGTAGTCCTGGATATAGTTTAAGTATATCTAACAACGCTGGATTCTCTTCTATATACTCATCCCACAGTATAGAGTATAATTTAGCACACTCTTCTTGATTAATTGCTCTTCTTCCTTTAGCATCTCTCCAAGATAAACCAGTATCGCCATTAGCAAAAATTTTAGCTGCCTGGTATATTTCTTCTATACTTTTATTCTCTCTACTTTTAATTCGCGCACAAAAAGCAGAAAAGCGCTTGTCGCCTTTAGTACTACATTCAAGAAAAGGGGCTTGTCCATGTCTTATCATTATGCCCTCCTGTCACAACAACTACGACTCTCTGTCGAGACTTCGACTTCCATGCTGCGTTCATTTTTTGAACATAGCACGTTTTCATACACTTCTTTCAACTTACCTGCAAGTTCCTCCACACTTGTGCCGAGGGAGAACTTGACTTTAACCAATCCTCCTGGGTTATCATTGGGTAGTTCGTTACCCTCTTTGTCCTTACGTCCAGCACCGTTCTTCCCAAAGTTGAGACCTATCTCCGTGTCGACGGGGATAGTGAAGGTGAAGTTTCCCCAAGTCAACTGACGTTCCATACTCTTTTTTAGTTGCATCAAGCAGCGGGCATGTTCCAGCCAGCCATCGCTAACTCGCTTCTGAAACCAGATAGAGTCATGCACGTTGTTGAGATATTCCACTGGAATTCGCTCATAGTATGGCTCTATAATTCCGTAGCGATTGAGGACAGCGGCAATGCTACTTTGCGGAATAAAAGAGTAAGCAACCTTCCAAAGTTGATCTCCCCACTGGTCGAGGAAAAGTCTATTCCATCCAAACAGATTGGTAAGGATGCGGTCTTTGCTGAGCTTGTCCCTGATCCACTGATGGTAACGCCTAACTCCAGGGTAAGCATTGTGGTAGCGGTCGACGATGAACTTGGCTTCTGCCTCTGCGATTTCATAATAGAAAGCAAAGGTCTTATATCCAAGATCATAGTTAAGCCCATGATTTGCTTTCTTTCCCCAGAACCTTTCGCTGTGATCACCGCCGCCGATTGGACAGCTTCCATCTTCATCTGAGATTTCCTCCATAGGCTTGGAGAAGATAAGGGCCGCGGTCTGTCTATGGATGTCTCGACCAGATTCGAAAGCTTCTATCATCGCTGGTTCTGGGGCGATGTAAGCAACCATTCGGTTCTCCGCCTGGGACAAGTCCATCTGGTAGCAGACGTAGCCCTCATCTGCTTCGATAAATTTTCTTACGTCGTATGGGAGATTCTGCGTGTTGCCTCCGGTGTCGAAGATTGTCTTACTGGAGCTAAGGCGTAATGACTCAGTGCCAACTGGATTGAAGCTGCTTCGGATTCTATTGTCAGTGTCAAGTTGCATTTCCAAGTACGTGGACTTTCGTTTAGCCAGTCCTCGAATCTCTTGGATGATCTTAGCTTCTTCGAAACCCTTTCTGCTGAGGCGCTTGAGAGCATCGCCATCAACTGTTTGATTACCCGTCTTTCTATTTGTGTAGGGCTTAACCCCTCGGGTACCATAGAAGTAGTCACATAGCTGCTTAGGAGAGGCATGGTTGATTTGGCTGCCGGCGACACTCCAGAGCTTTTCCTCGAGTGCTTTGATTTGTTCTTCACTTTCTCGTGCCTCCTTGTCACGGGCTTCTACATTGACTCGCATACCTCGTTCGGACATATAGATGAGGGGTTCGATCAACTTGACTTGGGCTTCATAGATTTCTGTATTCCCCAGGCGATCGAGATCCCTTCTGAGTGAGGGCATCGCCTCGATGCATACGGCAGAATCCTTGGCATTGTAGAGCCAGAAGTCTCTCATGGCGCCACCATACTTGAAGTGCTTCTTCCCTTCGTCTTTGTAATAGGGTTCTTTAGTATAGATACTGGTGATGAAGTCTAGCCCTTTCGGAAAGTCTGGATACATCACAGCCTGGGCTACCATAGTATCGTCGTAGTTATAGCACTTCAGGCCATACTTCCGATGAAGAAAAGTCATGTCGAAGATACCGTTCTGGAATATCTTCTTGATGTCTTCTCTCAGAAAGATTTGTTCCACAAGGAGCCATATTTCCCTCTCTTGGTCAATAGTAAAGTAGTCGTGCCCATCTTTGATGAAGGGAATACTTATGGCCTCATGAGACGTTGGAGCAAAACTTATACAGGACACCTCTTCATTTACCACCTCGATATCGCAAGCCAGTTCTTTAGCCCACTTGAGATAGGATAAGAGGGCTTGCATCGCCTGGTCGAAGGAGGGCTCTATACATATGTTACGAAGAGGTAAACGTATATCTGGGTATGCACTCTCCTCTTTAATGCGTCGTAAGTCGAACGAGATAAAGTGTCTAAAGATATACTGTCGTAAAGCGGAGGCTGGGTGGATAATAGGAATAACCTTTCGCCCAGGCAGAAGCGTGCTTGCCAAGATACTGCCACGAAGTTTTGTACTAGCCGTTCGTCCAGTGAGCGCAAATAAAGCAACATTACCAACCGCGACAATAACGTTAGCCGAGCATGGTGTAAGTTCTTCTTTGAGCATCTGGACATAAGACTTAAACTCCTCGGATTGAAAGATGCCACCTCGCTTACTTTCGAAGAATGGAGTTATATCATTTCGAGGTGGTCGTTCCTTAACCACGTGGGTAAGGTAGCATTCATGCCTGCTTATTCCTGCTGAGTGCATGAGTTGGGTTAGAAGTGACCCGCTGACCCCGACGAAAGGTTCACCCATACGTTCTTCAGTTTGGCCTGGAGCCTCGCCCACAAAACAGATGGCGCAAGACTCCTTCGGGCCACGACCGAAGACGCGGAGTTTGTGTTCGGTGAGAAACATTTAAGCCTCCTTCGTTCAAAAAATGAATTGAGCATATTACATCGGAGCAAACGTTGTCGCCGCTGTGGAGGGCAGGCTACTATATAAGCCAGGAGTTCCTTCATTCACCCTAAGCGTAAACCCCTCCTTATACGCTTTAGATAGGTCGAATCCGAAGCCATTAAGGTTGAGGTTTGCGGCGGCGAGAAGAGTGTTACCACTGCCGAGGAAAGGAACCAGAACACGAGCACCAGGCCATGCGAAGATACTAAGGATGTCTTGAAGCATTTCGATCGGTCTCTCGGTTGGGTGTATCTTCCGAGACGACGGGACTGTGGGATAAGAAAAGACATTCGATCTCCCTTGGCGGATGATAACTGGAGAGCCTTTGTAAGCGTAGTAGAACGGCTCATAGGCGTTTCCAAGGTAGCGTTCCGGCTGTCTGGTTTGCCCATTAGGCTTTGTCCAAACTCCTCCGAGACGACGCAGTTTGAAGCCGGCATCTTGGAGCGACTGGTAGATAACTTCAGCCCAAGGCTCTTGAGCATACCAGCAGATGAGCCAGCTACTCTCCGACATAACTCTGTAGGCTTCAGTGAAGAGCTCTTTGAGAAATGGGATATACTTCTTCGGTTCGATCTCATTGTAGTCCTCTTGTGCGTAGGTAGCACTTGGTGCTTCCGAGATACTTTGCTTCACAGAGTGGAGGTCGATTGCATAGGGTGGGTCGATCTCTACGATGTCGATGCACTTATCTGGCAACTCCTTCATGCCGGCAATACAGTCACGGAGGATATAGTTGTCGATAAGTTTTGCCTTTTGTGCGTCCATACCTCCGGACTCTTTCTTCTCGTTGATCCGTCGAAGAAGTTCCTCATTAACTGCCTCGACCTGCAACTTCTTCAACAGCTTAGCTGCGTCGGACTTCTTGTCACACTCGGCAAGTTGGGGAATCAAGTCCATCATCTCGGCAAGCTTTAGATCCTGGCTTATGGTGGCTGTACTCTTGCCTAAAAGATCTGCTGTGTTCTTCTGAGTCCAGCCCGTGTCAGTTGTTTCCGAATACTGGTTGCCTTTGGAAACTTTGACCCCATGCTTAGAGATCATAAGCTCCTGGATTTCTTTCTGCAAGCGGACTTGTTCAATCCAGGTGAGGTCTTTCCTCTCGAGGTTTTCGATCAGCTCTATCTCCCGATACAGTTGGTCGTCCAGGCCGGGGTCGTCGAAGACACGGCAGGGCAACTCGTCCATGCCGATGATCTGGGTAGCATAAAATCTGCGTCCGCCGGCCAAGAGGAGGAATGGCTTCTCCCCTTCGACTAATGGAGTGGGGCGTTGCCAAACTGCAATCGGCTGGATGAGACCTTTCTCTGCTATGGAGTTCGCCAACTGCTCGAGATCACCATAGTCGTCACGTCTCCGCTCTCCGAAGTCAATCTGGTCTCGTGGAATTACTTGGACTATCATCTATTCTCCTCCTGTAAGAGCGGCCAAAAGCTCAGCTGCTTGCTCTGCAGTCAGGCCTTTTATAGTTTGCCGCATAGTCGCCTTTGTTAGTGTTCCTTCTTTGGCTGCCTTCTGAGATCGTTCAATCGTCTTCTGTTTGACCACTCGTCTATTGGAACGTGTCTCTAAGAGAAGCTGCCGAAGTTCGTCATCCGACAGGTCGGAGAGACTCTTCTTAAAGCCCTGTAGTGCCCGGTCCATCTTTGTCCTCCTTAAGAAGTATGTCGAAGCCCCGAGTGGCGAGAAGACTGAGGGCGATCGGGCCATACTGGGTTGAGATTCTTATCAGCTCATCAGCGAATTGGCGAAAGATCTTATCTCGCATACCCCAGGGGATAGCTTGTTGTAACTGGTAATATTTCTCCTCGTCGATAGCCACCGAGATGCGAGGACGCCATTCTTTTTGGTTACTCAAGATAGCCTCCTTTCTTCTGGATAAAAAGAAAGCCTAGACCTGTGTTAGCATCTAGGCTTTCCCAGCTGGTGTTAGTGGCCAGTTATGAAACGTTTGATTTTGTTCTGCTCTCCGTAGGTATCGTCATTCTCGATGGCGAGGATAGCCCAGCCAGTTCGCCCTTGGACGTCAGACAAGTCGATACCGCCGACAGTGTTGATACCGAAGCAAATGCAGAAGTCTCTGATGCGCCGCAGTGCAGCGTTGCGTTTCTTCTCATCAGCGGAAGCGTCGGGGATACCGATCCAGTGGGTGATGTCTTTGCTGTTTGGCTCAGCTGGGCAGTCGAAGCGGCATTGGATTCCTTGGTTGCCTTTGGAACTAGTTTTAATCTCGCACTCGAGGATGCGCAGTTCGTACTCTTCTCCTTCCGGCAGTACAGTCAGATCAGGGACATCGTTTACGTTGAGGTCGAGAAAACTCATCTTGATTCTCCTTTTCTTGGTGTTATGCTCCTTTTATATTTTGTACGGAGCGGATTAGATAGACCCTGTTTGGGCTAATTCTGGCTGGGGTGTAGCACATCCAACATCTTGAAGATCTTCGTCTTTACAGTATTTACTACGAAGTGCTCTAAAGCGCTCTGAGTCCCCAGAAAGATAGTCCTCCAGATCAGAGAGGAATTCTTCCGTTTCCCCCTTCTTGAAAACGAAAGTCTTGCAGCCGATAACAACTATAAAACCATTGTCAGCCGGTTGAATGTTTACTGAATAAGACCATTTAGCCATTTGTGTTCTCCTTATTGTTTATTTGTCCTCTGCGTTAAGCCCTGCCTTCTTCAGCAAATACTTAATGTCCGGTTTCTCGTAGGTGTCAAACAAGCCACCGGTTCCCAGTCTAGTTCGGGCCTGGAGCAGACCAGTCGCCTTAGTGAGCAAACTATACTGGGTTCCGGTGCTTGTCTCCTTGGCTACTGTGACGTAGATCTCATCGAATAACAGTGGGATCTTCTGCTTGAGCTTTCCGGTGAGAAGGGGAGCTCCAAGCATACGTCCAGTCGCTTCATCTTTCTGGTAGTCGACGTGAGCAGTAAGAATACAATCGCAAGGAAGACTAGTGAAGATCTTCATAGCGTCTCTTATCGTATTCATCTGCACCATCCAGTCCATTTGCTGTGGCGTTCCAGCTGTTCTACCTGCCCTTTTCAGCACCTCATTCATCAAAGCATCTGCCCACGTCGTCGCAGAGTCGATGACATAAGTACCGACTTGGGTAAAGAAATCCTCCTTTCTGAGTCGATCAAACTCTTTCTCCCAGGCGACGTAGCAAGAAGGCTTCTTAGCATCTTCCTTCTCATAGCGAGAGTCGGGGAGAATGTCTTTCATAAAGCCAGGGTCGTTTCGAAGAGTCTTAAGACCTCCTGGATCGAATGAGTGGATCAGGATCGGTCTGCGACAGGTTCGAAGAAGATGCGTCTTACCAGTACCGATGTCGCCATAGATGATAGCGTTAAAGGCCTGGTTGCGCACGTCTTCTTGGTAAAGTTTCTGAAGCATTTCAGCCTCGTTCTTCATGTCCAAACTCATGTAGGACTCCTTAGTTTATTGCTGCAGATGGGACTTCTGCGTCTTGGAGGCGTAGTTCCCGCATGATGTGATTAATCAAGCAGGTCATACTGTGGTAGATGAACTCTCCAGTAGCTTTGCCATACAGGGATGTATTGATGTCACCTGTTTCCGGATCCCCTATGAAAAAACCACAGAAGACGTTATCCAATCCTTCTTTCTCACACTCAGCTATGAGACGTTCCCTCAGGCCTACCAAGAAGTTCGACGCCACTTCTGAATCCATTATCTTACCTGATTCCATCTTATTCTCCTTTCTTATTGTGATGCCACATAATGCCACGATTTGGCCTAGTTGTCAAGCCACATTTTCAGGTTATTACCTCTCCTGCTAACCATTGGTGATGAGGGTCGGGGACGTAGCAGAGGGAGATATGATCTCCGTCGTCAAACTCTACCAACCAACCCTCAGGCGTTCTGGTTCTTCTGTAACAGGCATTTATCCAGTCCCATTCCATAGGTGTTACCCCTATGCTTCGTTAATTTTTTGAATTGAGCAGATCACAATTAAGGAATAAATGTCTGTAGTTCGTAATCGTCATCTACTGCCCGATAATAGTTAGGACAGTTTATATCCTCTGCATCGTTTAAAAGTTGGGCTATGCGTTTAGCATAGTGCTCATTGCACTCTTGAGCAATAAACTTCTCGTCAAGCCCAGGTGTTTCTCCAGATCTGCCATAGTTATCTGTCCAGATGATTTTCATAATCTCACCACCTTCTTCGCCTCCTTCTCCCGATCTGCCGGGTTCCATGAGTATGAGACAAACCCAAGGGGTACTTCATCACACCTAGCCAAAGGGTTAGGCCAAGCACAGCAGAAGTCATGATAAGGGCAGCCGAAGTACTTCGTGCAATTCCCAGGGTTTCGGGCAAACGCTTCCATTACTGGCGCAGAAGGGGAACAGTTAAAGAGCATGGAAAAGTTCTGCTCGATAACTTTCAACCAATAGGACACGTCATAGTGCCAAGCGTTCATAGCTTGCATTGTCTTCCTGATGGGAACCCGAACGTGTTTGGCTACGTCTTTCTTGGTAAAGATAGTGCCGTTGACCTCAACTCCCCATACGTCCTTCTCGTCGAACATACAGTAGAGGACATAGGCATAGGTGCCGAGCTGGATAGCTAGGTGCCATTGCTTGTACCATGCTTCTCTGTCAGACTTCGTAGTCTTGTGTTCCCTCACCCTGATGAGGCCGTTATTCTTGTCTCGCAATATAGCGTCGATACGAAACGAGAGGGATTGGCCTTGGCTGACCATGACAGATCCAGCGACTTCAGTATACAGCGTTTCGTAGTCCAGTCTGTCGGTCGAATACTGCTTGACGTAGGATTGAAGAGCGAGAGCAGCAAAGTTAGGGTTCTTCGGAGCATAGTCCATATCTGTTGCCTCAGTAAAGCCGGCGTCTCGATAGTACTTAAGGAAGGTCAAGAAGGCAAGGTCTACTGATTCGTAGCCATGAGTCAAGAGAACTTCCTGCGCACGATGCCAAGCTTCGCCAAAGTCCAAGTCGTGGTGAGGACAGTCAGGACGCCAATCCAAGACGAACTCGTAGAAATACTTGCGAGGACAATCCAGGAAGCAAGAGATCTTGGTGCTATCGTTTACTTTGAAAGTATCCTTAGATGGGATCGGAAAGCTCATTGCAGTCCTCCAGTTTTTGAAGCAGCTCTTTGTAGGTGTCCCCTTTGAGCCGGACATAGTGCTCGTTTTCCTTGTCCATGATGAAAAGTTCAGGTTCCCAGAAAGGATTGTCGATGTAGCCAAGGAGTTTGCACTGTATCGAGACGTAGCATTTGGGAAACTTCTTATGGGCGGCTGCCCAGAGTTTCTGTATCTCTGCCTTGTTCATAAGGCCTCCTTATTTAAGTCTTCTCAGCTGTGCCAAGTTGATCTTGCAGAAGGTGATGTCGAGGGCTCTGAGGATCTCATGCTTGAGCGGAATCGTTCCTCGATTCAGGGCTATCTGGAAGACAGTCTCAAGTTCCTTCTCGAACATACTTCGGACCTTCTCCTCAAACGTCTGCTTCTTGCTCATTCTCGTCTCCTTTTAAGAGTAGTTTGCGGACAACGTAAGAGTCGTCCTTATACAAGAGGAGGTTTAATCGCTCGTGTTTAAGTGCGAAGATGGCACAAGCGATGACGCACATGACTGTGAGGCTGGTCAAGAGGATGTAGTCGTCTTCTGTGCTTTCAGCCAAAGCTGTGGTGAACTGTCTAAACATACGCCCAGTAGCGTATTTGGACAAAGTTCCTTTGGACAGGTAGACGATCTCTCCATACTTCTTGGCCGCAGAGTGGTCATGTGCGCCCTTGTTGATGATAAAAACTTTAGTCGGGATCATAGTCGGGATTTCTCCGCTTTTCGAAAATTGCCTCTTCTATTCGGCGAAAAGTTTCTTCAGATAAAAAGTCGTAGATGTCTTCACCAGCGTGGAAGACATAGTTGATCTCTACTTCTTCGTCTTCGTCTGGTTCGAGAGGGGGCCCAGCGCCTCTTACGCCGTTGAGACTATCCCTTGCTCCTCTGTAAGGTGGGGAGTAGGTGTAATCGACGTCGAATTCGATACCGTCAAGTGTGATTGTAGTACTTTCTTGTTTCATCACTCCACCCCGTATTTCTTGCGGATTGCCGAGCCGATCTGCACACCAGATAAAAGCGGGTGCGTCCCATATGGAGTTCGAAAAGTTTCCGCTATCTCAGCGCACTCCCCCGCCACCCTCTTGGTGATATGCCGCTCGATAGCCTCCTGGTCTGCGAGGCGCATTGCAGCCATATTCTCCCACAAGTCCCGTTCGTGGGTGAGTTTCTCCACCTCCGCCTCCCGCCCCTTCAGCTCGGCGCGAAGGCGGTCTACCTCTCCCGCGAAATAGTTGGCGTCCTGCCGGTATTTCTTCCGCTCCCGGTATTCCGCATCGTGGTATTCTTGCCACTTCTGGCATTCGGCGGTCAGGCGGTTGATTTCGGCTCCTGCGTGTATGTAGATGAAGTTTTCTAGTACGGAGACGGCTTGATTCAGAGTCCTTGTGTCCTCGGCGTCTCTTCGCGGGTTTTTAACGATATGGTCCAGAGCTTCAATCGCCTGCTGATTTGTGACCGGTTCATCCTTCGCCCTTAGTTCGCAATTCCGTCTAAATTCCTCTTCTTGCATTGTCGTATCTCCTT